AAGGAGAAAAAGGGCTGGATGGTAGGCAAGAACCGCATGAAGGACGGGAAAGCCGCCGTGCGGAATTGGGAGACGAGGTGGAAGGAGGAACACGACGGTGGACATAACGGCGGTGCTGGAGCACCTGCAAAAAAATGGAATATCCCAGGAGAAGTCGTACTTTGAGTGCCCGGACTGCGAGGACAGGGGCTATACGGTCACACGCAGTGCCACCGGGGAGCTTATAACCCGTAGTTGCCCTTGCCAAATACGCAAGGACAACCAGCGGCGCATTGAGCGTAGCGGTCTGTCCGGTCTGCTGGAAAGCTGTACGCTGGAGACGTACCAGACGGCGGAGCCGTGGCAAAAGCAGGCAAAGCAGATGGCCGAGGCGTATATCACGGATTGGCGCGGGAAGTGGTTTTATGCCGGTGGGACCCCCGGCAGCGGAAAGACGCACCTGTGCACGGCGATCTGCGGGAAGTTGATGGAGGCAGGCTTGCCGGTACGGTATATGCAGTGGCGGTCGGACATTCCATCCATCAAGGCAAAGGTAAACGATGCGGAGCTGTACGCAGATGCCGTGGGAAAGCTGAAAACGATCCGCGTGCTTTACATCGACGACTTTCTCAAGGGCAACGTGACGGAGGCTGACCGGAACATTGCGTTTGAAATACTCAACGCACGGTACATAAAGCCTGAGTGTGCTACGATCATCAGTTCTGAGCGGACGATAGGACAGATATTGGACTGGGACGAGGCGATAGGATCCCGCATTGCGGAGCGCGCGAAGGGCTTTACCATGAGCGTGACGGGCAGCGGAAAAAACTGGAGGTTGAGATGAACAAACGAGGGTTGGAGAAAAGAGGATTAGAGGATGGGCTTAAAGAGTGACGACCTGGCGCGGCTTAGTCCTGCGGCGCAGAAGCAGGTCATGGAGAAGATGCGCAAGCCCGGAAAGTACAAGGCGCAGAAGACGCGGCGCGGCAAGCTGACTTTCGACAGCAAGAAGGAGGCGGAGCGCTATGACGCTTTGTTGCTGCTGCAAAATGCCGGGGAGATACGGGGGCTAAAATTGCAGGTGCGGTACTGCTTGCAAGAGGCGTACACGACGTTTGAGGGCGACCGCGTGAAAAGTATCGACTACATCGCGGACTTCGTGTACGAGAGCAGAACGGCTCCTGACAGCTACGGCCAGCGGTACTGGCTGCCGGTGGTGGAGGACGTGAAGGGGATGCGTACCCGCGAGTATGCCATGAAAGCAAAGCTGTTCCGCAGTAGGTACGGGTTTGCCATACGGGAGGTGTGACGTGGAGCGCACAAACCAGCCGCTGACGAATGAGGCGGCAAGGAAACTGATGGCGATGGACGTGCAGGACAAGGAGATACTGACCTACGAAAAGCTGGACGAGTGGTACACCGCATGGGGTGGGCAGTGTTACGTCAGTTTCTCTGGCGGCAAGGACAGCACGGTGCTGGCGTATCTGGCGGCGCGGTACCTGTCGAGCTTCAGGACACCGCCGTGGGAGCTGAACTTGGTGTTTGTGAACACTGGGTTGGAGTACCCGGAGATACAGAAGTTTGTCAATGAGTACGCCGACTGGCTGCGGAGGGAGTTCCCCCGCGTAACCGTAAACCTTCACCGTCTACGCCCGAAGATGAACATTCGACAGGTGGTGACGAAGTACGGGTACAGCATCATCGGTAAAGACGTAGCGCACCGGATAGAAACCGCGCGGCGTTCACCAGATAGCCGAAGTATGAAGCTATTACGCGGGGAAGTCTTACGCGCCGATGGGGGAAAGAGCATATACAACTGCGAAAAGTGGGAGTATTTGCTTTCGGCTCCATTTTTCATATCAGACAAGTGTTGTGGAATTATGAAAAAGTCTCCATCAAAAAGCTATGAGCACCGAGCGGATGTCAAACCAACGACGGCAACAATGGCGGAGGAAAGTCTTTTGCGGATGCAAAAATGGCGCGAAACTGGCTGCAACGCCTTTGAAGGAAAGCGTCCCTTATCTAAGCCCATGAGTTTCTGGACGGAGCAGGATGTTCTGCAATTTATCGTGGAGCGCCAACTACCCTACGCCAGCGTGTACGGCGACATCGTGGCCAGCGACGGCGAGAACGACTACGGCGCGACGCTGATCGACTGCAAACTGCACTGCACGGGATGCCAACGCACGGGCTGCATGTTCTGTGGATTTGGAAGTCATCTCGAAAAAGGCACAAACCGATTTGAACGCATGAAGCTGACGCACCCGAAGCACTATGCGTTCTGCATCGGAGGCGGGGCATTTGACACGGACGGGCTGTGGAAACCCACGAAAGACGGACTCGGGTATGCGCGGGTGCTGGACTACATCGGAGTGAGGTATTGACGTGGGTAAACAGCAGTGGAAATGGACAAAAGCAGGAGCCATTGACGGTGATGGGTGGTCTATCGCTTGGCGAACTCACGACGCTAAAGACTGGGGAAAAACCATCCGAGACAGCCGTACAGGAAATGTTATCCGTCTGGGGACCCCACAGCATCGCCGAAGAATCTCGGTTGTCGCAGATTTTGGAGGCGAATCCGCTGTCCAAATACAATTTGACCGCGAAGGCGTGTCTGGGCCTCCTGCGGAGAGCGGAGCGGCGG